ATGAAGCATTTAATCAATTTAGAAAGGTTCAAGGTTCATCTGGCAAATAAGTTTAAAACCACACTTAATGAAATTAATGAGTTTTTACAATTGGTGGTATTTCGTCATGAAATTAGTGAGCTTAACTATAAAGAATTTGAGTTATTAATTGGCGAGAGTAAGCAGAAGCTCTTGGGCTTTTTGGCAGGTTACGCCTTGGAGTTAACCCAAGATTGGCAAGAGCTATACGATTACAGCTATACGCTTGAAACCAAAATGATTGATGATGATAAGCCAGATACGCTAAACATGAATGAGCCACAATTTGACGCAGACAGCCCCATCAAGCTATCTGCTCAGGTTGGTGTAACGCTTAATCAGATTTTGGCTAAGTTTGGTGATGAACAAAGCACAAAGATAAGTAATGCCATCAGCTATGCTTATGCCAATGGCTTACCAAACCAAGAGCTTGTTAGGATTATCCGAGGTACACGCAAAAACCGTTACCAAGATGGCATTTTGGCAATCACAACACGCCACGCCAAGACCATTGCTCATACAGGCACAGCCATTGTTGCAAATCAAGCCAAACAGCAATTTATTCATGATAACAAAGACATCATCAAAGGCATTAAAATACTTGCAACCTTGGATTTACGCACCAGCAGCATTTGTAGGGGTTTAGATGGGGTGTTTATGCCTTTGGACAAAGCACGATATCCGCCCTATCATTTTAATTGCCGTTCAAGTTTTGAGATTGTCTATGATGGCTATCAAACGCCCAAACAGCGAGCGAGCATGGATGGGGTTGTTAAAAACCAAAGCTATTATGAATGGCTAAAAAATCAGCCTGCCCAATATCAAGATGAAGTGCTTGGCAAAACCCGAGCGAAGTTATTTCGTGATGGTGGCATGACAGTAGAGCGGTTTAGGGCGTTACAGCTTGATAAGAACTTTACACCGCTAACCCTAGATGAGATTAAGGCCCAATTATAGGGCTTTTTTGTTGCCCAAGGTTGGAAAACAAGGGTGTTTTGTGCTGGATAGCACGCAAATGGAGACAAACATGCAATTAAAAACTGATGAAAACGGCTATGCGATTGTACAAGATGGTAAGCCTATTTATGTACATGATGATGGACAAGAAATTGCCTTTGATGCACAAGCAACAATGACAAAGATAAGCCAGCTTAACTCAGAAGCTAAAAACCATCGTGAAGAAAAGCAAAAGGCACAATCCTTATTGAAATCTTTTGATGGTTTGGACGCTGATGAAGCAAGACGAGCATTAGAGCTGGTGAAAAATCTTGATGATAAAAGGTTAATTGACGCAGGCGAAGTTGAAAAGGTAAAATCGGAAGCTAGAAAAGCCTTAGATGAACAGCTTGCCCAAAAAGACGCCCAAATCAAAAAGATTAATGATGACTACCGAAGTGCGGTTATTGGCGGTGAGTTTGCTCGTTCAAGTTTTATCAAGGATAAGACCTTGCTACCGCCTGATATTGCCCAAAATGCGTTTGGGCGACATTTTGATATGGTAGATGGTAAAGTGGTTGGTTACTTAAATGGCGAACCAATTTACTCACGCACCAACATGGGTGAGCTTGCTAATTTTGATGAAGCTTTTGAGACCATTATTAACCATTATCCAAGTAAAAGCGATATTTTGCGTGGTTCGGGGGCAAGTGGTGCAGGTGTTAAACAGCCGTTGGCACAGGCAGGCACGACAAACTTAAAGCGTAGCCAAATGTCACTTGAGCAAAAGTCCGCTTTCATCAAAGAACATGGGCAAACAGCCTATTTAAATTTAGGAGCTTAATTTATGGCGATAACAACCAATAACGATGTACTTATTTACAATGAGCTTGCTCAAACCGCTTATCTTGAACGCTTACAAGAGAATTTGGCGGTATTTAACAAAGCGTCCAATAACGCTATTTTGTTAAGTGATGAGAACCTACAAGGTGATTTCACCAAAGAGTCTTTTTATAAGATTGCAGGCGAGATTGAACACCGAGATGTTAACAGCACTAGCGTTGTACAAGCCAAAAAGATTGCCATGGCGGAGCGAGTGGGCGTCAAAGTACCTTTTAAGTTTGGGCCTTATGAAACCACCGAAGAAGCGTTTAAACGCCGTGCACGCAGTGTAGATGAGTTTTCTTTACTGCTCGGGCAAGACTATGCCGATGCTTTAATGGCAGGTTATTGGAAATATGCCACCGCAGCACTACAAGGGGCGGTAGGCTCAAATTCATCCATGTTGGTAACGGCTAAGTTGTCAGAGCATGGGCGAAAAGTCATTACCCAAGGTATGAGAAAGTTTGGTGATAAGTTTTCTAACCTATCCTTGCTTGTGATGGACGCAGCGAGCTACTTTGATATTGTATACCGATAAACTGTATCAAGAAGCCAGTACCGTGGTTTATGGCGGTGCACCTGGTACGATGGGTATTCCTGTTTTGGTAACCGACCAAGCTAAAAAAGATACTATTTTTGGCTTACAACAAGGGGCAATTCGTATCAGAAATAGCCAATTACCTGCTTTTAGAGTGTATCAAGACAATACCAAAGAAAACCTAGTGATTGGCGTACGAGCTGAAGGAGCGTTTAACCTTAATGTCTTGGGATACAGCTATAAAGATACGGCAGGGGCTAATCCGAACTTGGCAACCTTGGGGGCAACAGCCAATTGGGAAAAATACGCAACGAGCGACAAAAACACGGCAGGCGTGATTTTAAACATTGCGGAGGGTTGATATGTTAGTTTATAGCAAGCAGGGTAAAAAAGTCTTGGGGGTTGATGGTGAATACCGAAACCCTGAATACTTTGAAAAAACAGAGCAAACAGATGCTGTTACGGCTATTGGCGATTATCCGCACATTGAGCTGGCTTACCAAGCAATTGGCGTAAATGTCATTCGCTTGGGTGTTGATGACACGCCTGCCGTTAATGATGATGGTGAACAAACCAAAGCTAAATCACGCAGAACGCCAAAGGCGGTAGTATGAAACAAGACCCCATCTGTTTTAGGTGGGGTTTTTAGGATGAAACAATGATAACACTTGATGATTTAACAGACATTGATAAGGCTGATGAACAAACCGTGGTTATTGTCAATGCGTGGCTAAATAAGCATAAGTTAATACCATTTAAAACCATACCAGAGCCGATAAAGCAGGCAGGCAGATACATTGCCAAAGCGTGGCTTGATGGGGATTTGTTTGCCACACGCACCGAAGGACAGGTCATCTCAAAGTCATCAAAGGCAGGTGATGTGTCTGTTTCAAAAACCTATGCAGATGGACAGATGGGGCAGGCTATGAGCCAAAACGAGCAAATCGCTTTAGCACTTATTGAGCCGTATTTACAACAGCCTTTGGGAATGTTTGGCTTGCCTTTGGTTAGGGTGTGAAATGGGGTTAAAAGCTGAAATTAGTACTGAAATTACCCAAGCCTTTGATACTGATTTAAAAGATGCTGTCAAAGACTTCACAGGCAGGCGTGTCATCTTATCTGATGATGATTGGGCGGTTAATGATACCCAAGTACTATCTACCATCAATTACAGCGGTAGGGGCGTTTTTACAGGCTTTTACGCCCATGAGATTGATAACAAGACCATCATGCAAAGCGATGTTAAGCTGATTTGCTTACAAGATGAGCTGACAGAGATACCACAGATTGATGATGAGATTAACGAGATGAAAATCATCAGTATCAGTCATGATCCTGCTGAGGTGAGCTTTACAATTCAGCTAAGGGGCTTTTAATGGGCATTAAATGGAATAAAAAGCTTAGCATTGAACCCATTGCTGATAAGATTGACGCCACTTATCGCAAATTTGCCATTGACTGCTATAACAATGTCATCGCCCTAAGTCCTGTGCGTAAAGGGCGTTACAAAAATGCCCATCATATCAGCATTGGCAGTCCTAGCTATGCCGAGACAGGCGGTGGCATTGAACTTGTCTTAGGTCTGCCAAAACACACCTACCCACTCATCTACATTCAAAACAACCTGCCCTATGCGTTGCGACTTGAACACGGCTGGTCACAACAAGCCCCAACAGGGGTGTACGGTAATGCCTTTAACAGTGCCATCGCCAATTTGGGTTAATCAAGCTGTCTTTGATATGCACGCACAGCATCCATGATGAGCTGATTTTGGGGAATATTTAAGCGTTTGGATAAGGATTTGATGAGTTCTATGTCATCAAGTTTTAGGGTGAATGCTTTGTTTTTTACCCCACGGCGTGCGTTGCTCTCTTTTTGAATTTGGGTTTGGGTTTTAGGGGTGCTTGTGATTTTTGGCATGGTACTTGACCTTTTTTAAAAAATGTCTTATGATAATGGGTAAGGAGTGGCTAGGCGTTTCCACCTAACCTGCCTTGGCGACTGCCATCGCTTTAGGCTTTATCTGTTAGTAAGCTGGATAGCTTAGCAGTAACAGAACGATGATGATAAACACCTTAGCAAGAGTTTTCATCGTTTACTCCTTGTTTTTGGCGTAAGCGTTGGTTTACGCCTTACCAATCAAGCAGACCTTGCTTGATGTGTTGTATTATAGCCTAGCTTATTTAAAAAGTCAAATAATTATTACGGTTTTGTATGAAATTGTTATGATTATTTGGCTTTTTTATCCCATTTTAAAAAAGGAGTTGTTATGATAAAAGCTCCATACAACCCAATCGATGTCGCCAACTATATTGTGGCTGAAGCTATTAGGAGAGAAAAGCCCGTTACTCACTTAAAACTACAAAAACTGTTGTATTATGTGGTGGCGAAGTATTTGCAAACCCACAATAAACCATTAATTGCTGAAAATGTGGTTAAATGGCAATATGGTCCTGTGGTTAAAAGTGTCTATCATCAGTTTAAGATACTCGGCTCGCTTGAGATTACAGAGCTTTGTGAGTATATAGAATCAAAAGATGATAAGAAGCTTTTTTCTGTAAAATGGGCGAATGTTGATGCAAATGTGAAAACATTAGAAAACGACCCTGAGTTTGCAAAAGTTGCTAATACTGTAATTGATGATTTGCTAAGCGTGTCTGCTTTTGGACTTGTGGATATAACACACGCTGAAGCCGCTTGGCGTAATTTCGAGCCTGAAATCTTACAGGGGTTTGAACCTTATTACTCTGAAGATGAGTTAAAGGCTGCAACTTATGGCTAACAATGAGTCAATTGCTGAACAAAAATCCGACTAAAATTGGTTTTTTATATTTAAAATGAACCGCTTATCATCAGATAGGCGGTTTTTTTAGGGTAGTTTTATCAAACAGGACAACCATGACACTCACTGAACACACCAAACGCTTAATCCACGCCCATGCCAAAATCTGCTATCCTGCTGAATGCTGTGGGCTTATCATAGATGGGCAGTATTATCCTTGTGATAATGTTGCTGTAAATCCTACCGAGCATTTTGAGATAGACCCCATTGACATGTTTGAGATGGAGGAAAAGGGTCAAATACAAGCGATTGTCCATAGCCACCCTGACGGCAATGCCGAGCCGTCCGAAGTGGATAGGGTGCAGATGGGCATACATGGGATAGATTGGGTGATTTGTGCTTTTGGTTACCACGCAGGTGGCAAAGAGTACTTTGATGTCAAATGCCATAAGCCCAAAGCGTATCAAGCCCCATTATTAGGGCGTGAGTATCATCATGGCGTGCAAGACTGTTATAGCTTGGTGCGTGATTATTATCACCGTGAACTTGATATTGATTTGCCTGACTTTCACCGTAGCGATGCTTGGTGGGAGGATGAGAACCATGAACCCTTATACGAGAAAAACTTTGCCAAAGCAGGTTTTATCAAGATGCAAGATAAAAACGACTTACAAAAGCACGATGTCATCTTGTGCCGTGTTGGGCGGACGCATCATGTCAATCATGCTTTGATTTATGTGGGCGATGGCAAGTTAAAAAGCGAAACCACGCCTGATTGTGTGGGTAATGCCCTAATTTTGCACCACCCCCATGGCAGTCTTAGCGTGCGTGAGATTTATGGGGACAATTGGCAAAGACGCACGGCGATGGTGGTGCGTCATCAAGCATCAAACCAAACCAACTTGTAACTGCTTACCCAATTTGGCAAAAGCATTGGCAAGGGTGTCAATTTTGGTGGTGTGCGATAAATCCACAAGGCGGGTTAGACTTTGTGGCACAATGCCCATTCTTTTGGCAAGCTCAGCTTGGCTGACATTTTGGGCAATCATTTCGTTAAGCAGTAACACCTTTACCCATACAGACGGTGGCAAGCTAACCAAATGCTCGCCATCTTGTGCTTAGCTTGGCATTGGTACGGCTCGGTTATCTTCAAAATAAAACTCCATGGCGACCATTAAGGCATCTTGTGCCATGTCTAGGGCTTCGTCCGTGGTATCGCCTTGGCTGATGGCTTCTGGAATGTCACGAAAAGTAACGCAAAAGCCGTCTGTATCAGGGGTTAGGGTAACAGGATAGTGCAT